TAGCATTACAACCGATGAAGAATCAAACGATAAACCGGTGTTTCCGACAATATTAATACAGTCTGTTGAACCGACTGAAACAAACAGCGATTTAGAAGCCGACAGAATTAATACTGTAGACTTTACAGCACAGGTAACAGTAACAACAAACCGAAGCAGAAGCGAGGCATTGCAAGTATCCAATGTTATAGCAGATTTGTATAAGAAACGATTGTTTAAGATAAAGCCCATGCCGTTTGTGCGAAAAGAGGGGAATCTGTGGACAGCAACTTTCCGTGCAAAGCGCAAATTTGGGTGGAATGACATTTTATAGCAATTTACAAAGAGCCGAAAGGCTCTTATTTTTATGCAATTTTTTAGGAGGTAAACATGGCTACAGGTTTAAAAAGTAGAATTATTTACAGGAAAAAGACCAAAGAAAGCAACGAAAGCGATTACTGGGCTGGCACATACAACCTGTTGATTAGAGCAAAAAGTATTCCGTCACCGGTAGGTGAGCGTAACATGGTTGATACGTCTACGCTTGAAGATTTAGTCGAAACGCAAGAACCCGGAAGACGCGCGGCGGGTTCAATGGCTGTAAGCGGTGCATTTGAACGCGAATATCTTGACAATTTAGTTGAGATTGAAGACGAAAAGTTAGACATTGTTGTTCTTTATGGCACAGACGGCAAAGGTAAAGAGGGCATTTGTGGTTTTATCGGCTCTGAATCATTCGCGCCGGACGAAGCTACAGACGACCATTTAACAGGTACTTGCAACATTGCTATTTCAACAGTGCCGCGTTGGATTCATAAAGACTATGACGTTGCGGTAACAGAAGATGAGAACGGTTATCCGACATCAATTACATTATCAAAAAAATCGTAAGTCAGTCCGGAAAAACAAATAAGGCTGTTGCGACTGACGAGGATACAAAAACAGCCGTAGTAATTTGATAGTTAGTAAATAATATGGCAGGGCGGCAGAAATGCCGTCCCTGTCCTATATAAAGCGAAAAGGACAGGTAATGAATATGAAAACAATTACAGTAAACAGTAACGAATATAAATTAGAGTTTTCTTTTGAAGCGGCAGAGTATAAAGACATCGTGCAGAAAATGTTTAAGGTCCTCAGCGGTGCTTACGTTGTCGAAGAATCAAAGGATATGCAGAATCCTACTACTAAGGATATTATCAACGGCACAGCAAATATGATTGGCGATACAGCAGATATTTGTATTACTGCTTTTTATGCCGGCTTATTAGAAAACAACCCGCTCTCACACGAGGAAGCAAAGACGGTAATGAGAGCCTATATGAGAGAAAATAAGCTTTCGTACAAAAAGCTGTATGACGAATTGAGAGATTGCATGGAAACAGACGGTTTTTTCGACCTGTCGGGGCTGAACGACATGATTCAGCAGATGTACGGGACAGCGCCGGAAGCAACAGCACAGACAGCATAAAAAAATCTGAAATTAATTGGCACAAAATAATTTGGGAAGATTATTTTCCGACAGCTTTTTCAATCGGGATACACATAGATGAGTTTAAGCACATGACACCGGCAGAGTTGGGATACTGTATAAAAGGACATGAGCTGAAAAGAAAAGAACAGGATAGCGATATGTGGCACTTCGCCGGTACATATGGAATATCTGCCCTTATTTATGCGATAGACCGTTGTTTAAATGGTAAAAAGGCAAGGTCGGAGTACATCAAAAAACCAGTTTCAATTTTACTTGAAGAAGAAAGTAAGCCAAAATCAAAAGAAAGTAATGAAGACGTTGCGATGTTTGAAATGCAACAAAGAATCAAAATACTGGAAAAAGAGGGCGGCATATTAAGTCCGTCATAGGTGGTAGCGTGCAAATTGCTACCACCTTTATTTTTGCGCTAAAGGTGGTGAGGACGTGGCAGATAATGAACTGGACAGCTTAGAGCTTAAAATACAAGCAAATGCAACACAAGCAAACAATGCGCTTGATAAACTTGTTAAAAATTTAGAGAATTTATCAAGTTCGTTAGGAGTTATCAACAATGCCAATCTTGCGGGATTTGCAAGCGGTGTAAAAAATATTACAAATGCAATGCAGGGGATAAAAAGCGTAAGCACAGCAGATTTTACGCGTTTGTCAAAAGGTATTCAGAAGATTTCAAGCGTTGACACTGCCGCAATAAACAAGGCTTCTACGGCAATGGCGTACTTAGGCAAGTCCTTTAATTCCATGCAGGCAACCAATGAAGCAACAAAGCAGATTACGGAACTTGTGACAGGAATCAAGCAGTTAGGATATGCCAGTGCCGCAAAAGCTATTGACAATATACCGAAGCTTTCAAGCGCGATGAAACAGCTTATGCAAGAACTGTCAAAAGCACCACAGGTAAGTCAAAATCTTATTGATATGACTAATGCACTTGCGAATTTAAGCCGCACAGGGGCTTCAAGCGGCAGAGCGGCAACGTCATTAAGCAAAAACTTTTTGAACGTTTCATCTTCTGCAAATTCGGCAACTAAAAGCAGTTGGTCGCTGGCTTCCGCATTTGGTAAATTATATGCTTCTTACTGGCTTGTTTTTAGAGGAATCAGTAAACTGGGAGATTCGATTGATATAGCTTCATCACTCATAGAAGTTGAAAATGTTGTACGTACCACTTTCGGAAATTATGAAAACCTTGTAAACGACATGGCAAAAACATCTATACAGGATTTTGGTATGTCAGAACTGTCCGTAAAGCAGTATTCAAGCCGTTTTCAAGCTATGGGTGTCGCTATGGGCTTTTCTCAAAAGAAAATGGCTGATATGTCCATTGAACTGACAAAGCTGACGGCAGATATGGCTTCGTTTTACGATGTAGAACAGTCAGACGTTGCGAGAAATCTTCAAGCAATTTTCACAGGTGAAACAGAGCCATTAAGAAAATATGGACTTGATTTGACACAAGCAACGTTAAAAGAGTGGGCTTTAAAAAACGGACTTGACGCTAATATCAGTTCCATGACACAGGCTGAAAAAACCATGTTGCGATACAAATATGTTATGGCAAATACGGCGGCAGCGCAAGGCGACTTTGCAAAAACTGCCGATACATGGCACAATCAAACAGTCATTTTAAAGCAATCATTTCAAGAACTGGCAGGAATTATAGGTACATCGTTGATTAATGCGTTTAAGCCGTTTTTAAGCGGATTAAATTTCGCAATGACACAGGTTATTAATTTCGCTGAAACGGTAACAAATGCCTTAGGTGCAATTTTTGGTTGGAAATTTGAAGTTACAAACAAAGGTATTGCCGATGATTGGTCGGACGCTGCCGGCAGTGCCGATGATATAGCGGACAGCACCGGAAATGCCGCTAAAAACGTTGAGAAGCTGAATAAGGGTGTAAGACAGTTTGATGAATTAAAACTGATTACAACACCGGATTCAAGCAGTGGAAATGGCAAAAAGGGTAGCGGCACAGGAGCGGCAAGTGCAGACGGAGCAAGCGGTGGCCTTGTGAAAGTCGATACCATTTGGAAAGACTATAAAAGTCAAATTAAAAATTTACGCGAGTTAGGCGAGTATATAGGCAATACGCTTACAGATACGCTGAATAGCATTGACTGGGACAGCGTGTATGCCGGTGCTAGAAATTTTGGTAAAGGCCTTGCTGATTTCCTCAACGGGCTTATCTCACCGAAATTATTCGGTGCTGTCGGCAGAACTATTGCAGGAGCATTAAATACTGCTGTGTATACGGCTTTATCGTTTGGGGAAACGCTTGACTGGGAAAACTTAGGATTTTCTATTGCAACCGGAATAAATCAATTTTTTGAAACGTTTGATTTTGCTTCAACCGCAAAAGCTATCAATAAGTGGGTTCAAGGCATTTATGACACAATCAAAACAGCTATAAAAAATATCAAATGGTCAAAAGTGCTTGAGGGAATAGCAACATTAATTGGTGATGTTGAACTAAAAACAGTAGCAATCATAATTGGAGCAGTACTTTTAAAGAAATATTTCAAACTGGAAATTGCTAAAAATATTTTAAAGGGCATTGCAACGTCAATTTCACAGTCAATAGCAAAATCACTTGCGGCAAAAATGGGTGTTGAAATTGCACAAAACGCAGGAATTTCAAAGGCACTTACGGCTGGGATTAAAAAATCAATAGGAAATATTGATTATGGTGGACTATCAAAAACACTTTCGTCTTTAATGTCAACAAAGTTAAAAGCTACAATCGGAATTGCGGGTATTGCAACAGAGTTTTTAACAGTTGCAACTGTTTTTGAAAAAATTGGGGAAGGTGCTAATTTTACAGTCGGTATGTTGGCAAAAGTGGCGGCAGGCGCAGGAGTGGCGGCGGCGGCTTTAAAGCTGATTGGCTTATCTACACCGTGGACAGCGGCTATCGTTGGTATTACAGGTGTGGTTGCGGCTATCGCAGGAATCGGCATTGGTGCGGCAAAAGCAGAAAAAGAGATAAAAGATTCATCTATAAATATAAGCGATACAGTAAAACAGACAGCGGAAAACTTAAATTCAACAATACAGTCATCTAAAGACCAGCTTAACAGTGTAGGTGATACCTACGCAGGCGTTAAAAGCGTTGCAGATAAATACTTTGAATTGGCAGATAATTTTGACAATTTAACAGATTCGCAAAAAGAAATGCTTATTGCATACGCAAATTACATTGTCGAACAGTGTCCAGAATTGGCAGATTCGATTGATACGGTAACTGGCGAATTTAAAGGACAAAAAGATGAAGTTTACAATACAATTTCTGCACTTGAAGCTTATGCCAAAGCGGCGGCAATGCAAGATGTATTAAAGGATTTGTACAAACAACAATTTGACATCGGAAACCAATTAAAAGAAAACAATGAAAAAATTAATAAAGCAGATGAAATCATCTACGATTACGTCAAAAACCTCACCGGAATGTCTAGGCAGGCATTTAATTCAACATATGAAATTAGTGGATTAGGTGACGCATTTGATGTTTTAACGGAAATACTTGATAAAACAAAAGAACGCACTAACGGCTTCAAAAAGACATCAGAAGATTTGCGTAATGAATTGGGACTTAATCGCAAAGAAGTTCACGAATTAACAAATAACAGCGTAATATTAGAAAATAGTTATGCAAAGGCTACAAATGCAATAGATGACGCCGCAACAGAAGCGGCAGTATGCAGAAATGAATACAACAAGCTTACACAACAGCAGAACGACACTGCGGACAGTTCTGATAATTTGCGGGATACAATGCAACAAAACAATGAGCAAATAAGAGAATCCGTGCAACAGTCAATGTATGACATTGAAAAAAATGTAGCAGAAAAGTCAGGCGAATCTACAGAAGATATTTCAAATTTTTACAACAAAGCAAGTGAAACCTTTAGCAGATTGGGTGTTGTAGGAACAGATGGCGGTACAAAGCTGTATAACGGATTTACGACCACAACAAGCGGATTGCCGGGATACAATAGCGCAATATTCGACAATATTCAACAAACGGCTATTTCAAAGGCACTTGATACCGGCTTAAAAGCGGGTGAAAACCTTGTTGATTCGTACAAGGAAAATATTGACGGTGTACCGAACACAACGGCAGTTGCTTTCCTGTCAATTATAGACGCGGTAAACGCAGGAGAAATCGGTTCAGACGTTGGAGCTGACCTCATGAATAACTTAGCAGATACGATAAGCAGTAAAGCATGGGAAGTCCATGACGCATTAACAAACGCTATTCAAAATAGTTACAAAATGGAACTGGAAAGCGATGATAATTATAGCGCAGGCGACCCATTGAAAAGTGGATTTGCTAAAATTCGTATTAAAGGGTATGCGGACGGCGGTTATCTTCCGCAAAAATATAGCATTGTCATGGCGGGCGGAAACGGAATAACGGAAAATGCCGGAACGGGCGGCGGCAAGTCGGCAGTAGCGGGCGGCGCAGAAATTACGGGTATTAAAGATTCCATTTACGATACGTCACAGCGAGAAATAGCACTGCTTAGACAGCAGAACCAGTTGTTACAAGGAATACTCAACAAGGACTTGAGTATAAGCCAAAACGACATCGGAAGCAGTGCAAGAAAATACGCAAGAGAATATTTTAAAAGAACTGGCAAACCGGCATTTGATTATTAATGCATGTACAATAGATGATAATTAATCTATTATAATACGTGACAACTTGCTTTGCGGCGGAATCTATTTTATGTAGGTTTCGCCTTTTGCCATTTCTTTAGCACATATCGAATGCCGGTATGTGCTTTTTTGTTACCAATTTTTAAAAATGTGAGGTGCAGGCATGGCGTACAACGGCTTTTTGATTAAAATTGGAGATTATACGATACCGGACGGATTAATCAAGGCAGATTCCTACAGCGCATACGCAAATATGCAGGACATTGACGATTACACGGACGCAAACGGATACGAGCATAGAAACGCTGTTGAATTAAAGGCATTAAAGGTTGAATTTGAAACCAAGGCAATGCTTACAAATGAAACATTTGAAGTGCTGATGAGCAATATTCGCAACAATTTTACAAATTCGCAGGAACGTGGCTGTTATATTACAGCCTATATCCCGGAATATGACGATTATGTTACGCAGTATGGCTATATGGCTGATTTTCAGCCAACAATTTACGGCACATACGGAAATGTAATTCGATACGATTCAATCAGATTTGCTTTTGTTGGAGGTGTTTACGGTGGTTAATTATCAATACGCAGAATTGTTTAAAAAAGATAGCATAGATAAGCAGTTGACGATTGAAACGGACGATAAAACGACAAAAATTACAAATGTTGAACTACATCAAGAACAGTTTGAATTGACAGAAAGCATTTGTTCGGAATCTGAATTGACAATCGGAAGCTGTGAAGCGGCGGTGCTTAAATTTACTGTATCAAACATTTTTTTGCCGATGAAAGACAAAATGATAACGGTTAAAACGGTAATTGATAATAACACTGCAAATCCGTTTCAAATTGGCAGATATAAAGTATACTCTGACACACCAACGGCAGATAGAACAAAGCGTGATATTGTGGCTTATGACAGTCTGTATGACGTGATAAACGCAGATGTGGCGGAGTGGTACAATACTTTGCTCCCGGATAAAGACAGCGTTACAACAATGAAAGCTTTTCGGGATAGCTTTTTTGGGTATTTTGGGATTGAGCAGGCGGACGCACAGCTTGTAAATGATGATATGAAAGTCGAAAAGACGGTTGAGCCGGAAGAATTAAGCGGTGCAACTGTGCTGAATTGTATTTGTGAAATTAACGGCTGTTTCGGTCATATTGGACGTGACGGCAGATTCCATTACATCTACCTTGAGCAAGAAATACAGGGATTATATCCAAGAAACAACCTGTATCCGGCAGATGATTTGTACCCGCGTGAACCGAAAAGCACGAGAATAAGCAAAAGTCTGTATATATCGGCGCAATACGAAGATTTCCTCGTGAAAACTATTGATAAACTGCAAATCCGGAAAGAAGAAGACGATATCGGAGTAATTGTCGGAAGCGGCACAAATGCCTATGTTATACAGGATAATTTTCTTGTTTACGGCAAAGGCAGTGAAGAACTGACGGGAATCGCAAATAACATTTACGGAAAAATCCGGGGAATTATTTACAGACCGTTTTCTGCGGACTGCAAAGGAAACCCATGTATTGAAGTAGGTGACGCGGTTCGTCTGCCAACAAAATATGAAATCATTGAAAGCTACGTGTTAAAACGTACACTAAAGGGCATACAGGCACTTAGGGACAACTATGAAGCAACGGGTGAAGAATACCGTTCTACACAGGTAAATAGCGTGCATAAAAGCATTATACAGCTTAAAGGAAAGACCAATGTACTGACACGGACAATCGAAGAAACAAACAGTAAGATTACGGACGTTGAAAGCGGATTAAGTTCTGAAATTAAGCAGACTGCAACGGATATAAGAACAGAAGTTAAAAACACGGCTGACGGCTTGTCAAGCAGTATTGAGCAGACTGCAAACAGTATCCGAAGCGAGGTATCCGATTCAGTAAACAACTTATCCAGTAGTATACAGCAAAACGCAGAATCAATTGCAACGGAAGTAAAGCGGGCAAACGAAGCCGAGGGCAATTTATCGACGAAAATTACACAGACTGCGGAATCAATTACATCAGAAGTAAGCAAAAACTACGAAACAAAAGAAAACGCTACAAACACAAAAACGGAGTTGGAAAGTTCTATAAAACAGACGGCAGACGGATTTACGGCAGAGTTATCAAAACAGGTAACGGAAACTAAACAATATGCTGAATCTGCCGCTGAAACGGCTGAAAGTAATGCAAAACAGGACACGGCAGATAAGTTAAAGGATTACAGCACAACAACGGAAATGAATACCCGAATCAATGCCACAGCAGAGGGAATTTCGGCAGAGGTAACCCGAAAACTGCAAAGCTACAGCACTACAGAACAGATGAATAGTGCAATAAGGCAGACGGCGGACAGCATTAATACAGAAGTATCAAAAAAAGTAAATGGCGATGAAATTATTTCAAAAATTAACCAATCTGCCGAAAACGTTTCGATTGAAGCAAACAAAATCAATCTGAACGGCGCTGTGACGGCAAATCAGAATTTTAAAATCGGTTTGGACGGCAGTATGGAAGCGTTATCCGGACTAATCGGAGAATGGCAGATATTTGACGGATATTTGCGGTATGTTTTAGGAGAAAATGCACAGGCACTTTTAAAACCGGACGAATTGCTTATTAGTAGAAGTGCCGGGGCAAACTTTCACGCATATCCGGGATTGTTGTATATGCAATCTGATGACGGAGAACGAAGCATTTCTATTGATTGCAATGACGGAAGCATTAATTTGGGCGGAAGCTGGACAACTCCGTGGGGCGACATAGAAGGATAGAAAGGAGCAGGCATGAATAAAACGTATGGTCGTATAAATTGGGAAAATTATCCGAGTGATGAAACACCACTGAATGAAAGTAATCTGAATAAAATAGATGTGGCTACAGATGAAATTGACAATAGGGTAATTACACTGGACACTACCAAAGCGACTAAGGAAGAAGTTTCAACACTGGTGCAGGACGTTACATTTGAAGAAAAGACAGGCATTATTACTATTACTAAAAAAAATGGCTCAAAAATAACGATTGACACGCAGATGGAAAAAATCGCGGTAAATTTTTCATACAATGCCGAAACACAGCAGATTATTTTAACGCTTATTGACGGCACAAAGCAATATATAGACCTGACAGCACTGATTACGCAGTATGAGTTTTTGGACAGTGACACGGTGGCATTTTCGATTGACAGCACCGGTAAAGTGTCTGCAATCGTAAAAGAAGCGAGCATACAGGAAAAGCATTTACAGCCTAATTATCTTGCAGATATTAAAGTTGAAGTTGCAAAAGCACAGGCAAGCCAGTCGGCGACGGCAAAATCTGAAAGCAATGCAAAGGCAAGTGAAACAGCGGCAGCAGCCAGTGAATCCAATGCGGCGGCGAGTGCTACAAAAGCACAGAGTTATGCTGTAGGCGGTACAAACAGCCGCACAGGCGAAGATACGGACAATGCAAAGTATTATAGCCAACAGTCGGCACAGAGCCAATCGGCGGCGGCAACAAGCGCAGATACGGCAAGTACGAAAGCAGAAGAAGCGGCGGCAAACGCGGCAACAGCTAAAACAAGTGCCGATAATGCCGCGGGAAGTGCAAATTTAGCCAATGAAAAGGCAAATAGCGCGGCAAATAACGCAACCATCGCAGTTTCAAATTCCAATGCGGCACAGCAGTACGCTTCCAATGCGGCGGCAAGTGCGGACAGAGCACAAAACTATGCCGTAGCAGATACAGACAGTGCAAAATACTATTACGAGCAGGCAAGACGGATTTCTGAATCGTTTTCGGGCGCATTAAGACCGATGGGAACGGTTGCATTTGCAAATCTTCCGGCACTGTCAGAATCGGACGGCGGAAGCATGTATAACATTTCGGACCAGTTTACAACGACTGCTGAATTTAAAGAGGGAGCGGGAAATACTATTCCAGCAGGCGCAAACGTATATAAGACAGAGGACGGAAAGTGGGATGTCCTCGCGGGAACACCTGTAACAGGCGTAAAAGGCAGTGCAGAAAGCGAATATAGGAGAGGAAATGTTAATATTACAGCGGAAAATGTAGGACTTGGAAACGTTGACAATACAGCAGATTCCGCAAAGTCTGTAAAATATGCAGCAAGTGCAGGCAACGTAAATTGGAACGGTATAACAGATACGCCATCTACATATCCACCGTCAGACGGCTCGAATAATTACGTTAAAGTATTTAATTCATCAAATGTCAACTCGTCTGATAATTTAACCGTCAACGACCTTGCAGACCAAGGCTTTGCAGCAGCAATGATTGCTGCAACCGAAGATAGTCCTATCGGAAGTGGTTGGTTTCATGCTCTTAATCTCGGATGGGATAATTCGAAAAATAATTGGGTTAGTCAGATTGCACTTGGAACACAGCCGAATGACGGTTTGTACTATAGAACAAGTGAAGCTAGTATTGTTGGCAAACCATGGAAACGTGTACTTGATAGCAGTAATTACACTAACTATGCGCTCAAAAACGAAAATTTGAGCAACGTTGATTTGAACAATGTAACAACAACAGGCATATACCATTTAACTGGTAATCTTACTAACAGTCCACTGTCTTGCAATGCAACGCTATTTGTAGATTTTAGCGTTGGTACACCGTACCAGATTTTTATCCCGGACTATGCATATGTGATGTATAAGCGGACTTATTCAAATAGCGCATGGGGTAGCTGGGTGTATTTGAACGATTATATTCCGATAAGTGGCACTGCAAGTCTAGCAGGTAGCATTGTTCCTAATGAAGATGTAGGCATGGAATTGGGAGATGAATCACACAGATTTACGAATATTTATTCAAGTAACGTAACTACAGATACAATACAGTTCAATAATTATGATAATAGCGGAAATACAATTTATTATAGCGGTAACGACTCCGCAAATGGAAACGGTGGCGGGCTTAATAATTTGGTAATTCGGTCATGGTGGGGGGTATCGTTTACTTCCACGTGCGCTGGCGGTCGGTACGGCGGCAAAAATCAAACTGCTGTAGGAATTGACTGTCGAGAAGGTATTGTTAAAGCGTATAATTTTGCGGGCTTAATAAATGGACACAGTGTTAATGCAGATGTACCGTCAGACGCAAAATTTACGGATACAAAAGGAAGATATATTGGCACTACCGTAACAAAGCCACAAGATAAAACAGAAATGTATATCACATATCTTTCAAGCGGTTATATTGTAATGGCAGGAAAAACAGTAAGTAAAAGCTATGCAATGAATACACAATATGGAAATGCGTTTTGGGCACCGTTCACAATTTATTTGCCACCTAATATTGTAAAAAATATTGACAGCGTGAATATTACTCCATTTGCGGAAACAGGGCTGATAAGTGCAAGCATAAACGGCTATACTAGTGAACAAATAACGGGATTTGTTTGGTCGCCACAAAACGAAACAAAAAGCATATCATTTCATGTTACCGTACATGGAAGGGCGTAAGGTAGGTGATTGGTATATATAACGACAGCAGTTAAAGACACGAAAGTGTCTTATTTTTTTTACCCTAAAACACAATAAAAATTATATTTAGCCGCAGAACAGCGGCAGAAAGAGGTTCATATGAGCAGATATTCAGTAATTGATGTAAGTAAGCATAACGGAGTTATCGACTGGGATACCACAAAGAAAAATGTTGACGGTGTAATTATTCGTGTCGGTCACGGCAATGACAGCACATCACAGGACGACCCGCAGGCAATCCGTAACATGGAAGAATGTGAAAGACTGGGCATTCCGTATGGTGTGTATCTGTACTCTTATGCGTTAAATAATGCCGAAGCAGAAAGCGAAGCGGCACACGCACTGCGCATGGTAGAGGGCTACAATCCGGTGTTAGGTGTATGGTTCGACATGGAAGACGCGGACGGCTATAAAGAAAAGCACAACTTCAACCCATACGATAACAGACAGGAAATTACTGATTTTTGTAAGATTTTCTGCGACAGAGTATCCGAAGCAGGATATAAGACTGGTGTTTACGCAAGCAAGAATTACTGGGATTCAGTAATCTATGCAGACCAGTTATCCAATTACGAAGTGTGGCTTGCGCACTGGAGTATTTCAGAGCCGTCAATGGATTGTCTGTTATGGCAGTATACATCAGACGGTGAAGTTGCCGGTGTACCGTCAAGCAGGGTCGATATGAATTACTGGTACGGCGAGTTACCGGAAGTTGACGGCGGCAGTGATTCTGATAGCAATTCGGGCGACTGCGGCGGCGATGAAGAAGACACAGAGGGCGGTGGATACAGCTATTCTGTAGGTGATACCGTAAACTACGATACAATCTATGTATCTTCAACATCAGAAGAAGCATTAAAGCCTACCTATACGACCGGCACAATTACACGAGTTGTTGACGGTGCGAGAAATCCATATCTGATTGATGACGGCACCGGCTGGATTAATGATGATTGCATTGCTGGCGGCGGCAGTGATGATTCTGACGATTCAGAAGAAAGTTCGGCTTGCGGCGACATTTCTGTGGGCGATACCGTCCGTTTCAACGGCGATACTGACTACAATGGCACGGCAATTAAGACATGGCACAATGACAGCGGCTATGAAGTCACACAGCTTGACGGTGATAGAGCAGTCCTTAGCTTCAACGGTTCTGTATTTGCGGCAGTCAATGTCGGCGATTGCGAATTAATCTAAGCATAAAAATACCGGGAGTGTAATACTCCCGGTGATATTTTAATTATTATCATGCAAATCAATCATAACAGCTTCAACTTGTGGAATTGTTATCGGTTTATTCAATGTAGATGTATATGAATACTGACCGACATAACCACCATAAATGGTAATTCTATCATTTTCAAGTAGTTTACCGTCAATTACATCATTTGCATAAACAACAAGCAACACATGATTATAGTCATCATCTACAGCCATTCTTATAGCGGTGTAATTGCTATCAACCGCACCAATCATCTGTATAACTTTTCCGTCAAATTTCACAGGTTTATCAATATTTTTGTCCGGGTATCTTGCAAGAGTATCATATGTAATATCTCCAGTGTATGTCATTCTGTCCCTTGATAACAGTGTTTCTTTTTCTGTAGGGGCTTCTGTTTCAGTTTGCGTTTCCGTTACTGCTTCTGTACTGTTTGCGGTGGTAGAATTATCCGCGGTTGAATTTTGGCAAGCCGCAAGTCCTATAAGGCATGCTGGCATTAATAAGCATAATAATTTCTTTTTCATAAAAAATTCTCCTTTTTATTTTTTGATAATAATAGCACATAATTTAAGATTTGTCGAACCAATAGTAAATTTGTACTATACGTGTTGTTAATTTGATATTTTTTGACATAATACCCCATAAAATGTAGACAATTTTAGAGTAAATGTCGTTTTTTGCGTTTTAATTTGTTTGTGTAAAACTGGTAATTTATGTAAAATTAAATTGTCCAAAAGATTGGGCAATTCAAGTTCCGGCGGGCGGTTGCGCTATTTGGCATTGCGCCGCCGCCCCTTTACATAACCTTAATTTACATCAGCGACCTTTGTTCCAATCTTGACGGAAACAAACATTTGTTCTATAATGTTTGTATCGCTACTTTATGTTTTGTGTCGGGGAATACGGAGGGCTCTATGAGTAAAAAAAACGAAAATGAATTTTACAGAAAAGAAATATACAATCTAATATTAAAATGTGAAAATACGCATTGGCTAAAAGTTATATATGCGTATATAAAAAGGTTGCTTAAATAAAATAGCCGGGATAGCATTTTGTGTTATCCCGGCGTATTTTTATTTGTCTTGTACCATTGAATCGACAAGCTTTTCTAAACTATCCCAGTCTTTTTCGTCAAGCTTTCTTAACGCCGCAATAAGTCTATACTTAAAGCTTTTTTCACCAGCAGCTTGAATATCAGCAAAC